CTCCTTGCTTTTCCATAAAAACATCTGAGGTTTTTGATGTAAATAGCTGGTGATAATATCTCCAACCATGCAATTTAACCCAATATTTCTTCGGTAAAACGTCATAAATTCGGTTAAGATGTTCTTGAAAGGCAACAGCACCGTATGCATACATGAATGAAAGTGAATCATTCAAATTGTCAATTGAAGCTTCTTCCATTGTCATTTCAGCACACTGGCGAGTCCAATTAGTCAATTCAGTGATAGTATCCTTTGATATTGTCGGAACCATCATTCCTCGTTCATCTTTACGAAATCCACGTTTCAAAAACGTTAAATCCTGAATTCGCTGTATGGTTGATTCACCATCCTTTTGAGCTGATGTATAAACCATATTAAGCGAAGCCAAAATCTTAGTCAAAGCTTGTGGATTAAAGAAAATTTGGGCTTCTGGTGTAACAGCAACTAAATCATCATCCCCATAATCAGCTTCAGCAACATTATTTTCATAATGAACCAAATCTTTCAAGCGAGGTGGTGCAACGATAGTCCAAATATAGCGCTTTTGAATAGCGTTGTATATGGTATTAATAATAACTGTCAAGCCCCATCCCGATGGATTCCCAATATGTGTCATATAAACCAAGTCCATTGCAATCTGCTTAGTATGTATTACTTCTTCAAATAAAACACGACGAGCCAATTGATATTTGGGTTCATCGTCATACCAACGATTAATAATATTACAAATCGTCATCATAAATTGTGGATTCAAATTTCCATCCCAACCAGAATAATCTCCAGCAAAGCCAGTATCTGATTTCGCAACCAAACGTTGATATAATAAAGTCCATTCCATCGACATTGGGTCAATTCCCACTGCTGAGAAATGACGCAATCTATTCATATAAAAATTTGAAGTAAAAGCTCCAAAGAGTCTACGACAAACAATCGTATGATCCACAGGTGGTATAGTAAAAACGCGTGTTTTTCCAGAAAATATTTTTTCCAAAGGTCTTCGTTCATCTTTCAAGGAATCAATCCACAGCGATTTAACTTGACGACCACAAAGGGCTAAGTCATATCGCTTATCAATACTTTGTCGCAGTTTCTCACTTACGACTTCATAGGTATCACCAATCAATTGGATGTAAGGAAACTTTCCTTTCACATCCCTTTCTTGATTCCAAGGATATCCACTTGATGTTGACATATCCATTTTAATAAAGAATGTATCTCCTTCAATTCCATTCAAAGCTTCTTTCTCTGAAAGGATACGTTTTAAGCATCCAATAGGAAGTTCGTCATAAATCTTACTAACATGATCTTCAACATCCAATAGTGTATTCATATCAACCATTGGTGCAATATTTCCATATTTTTCCACG